ATCTATTGTGATTTCTCATCCTCTGATTGATGAATACATCGAACTTGCTGAATCTGGAAAAATCAAAGTCAACAAAGAGCGCTCACTGCTATTCAAAATCATCAAAAAAAAGATATATCCAAGGGATGATCTTTATTTTCACAATGAATTGATTGAAAAATATATTCAGTTCACTGAAAAGAATTTCTTTCCACTTGCTAAATATCAAAAATTCTTGACACCGTTCATCTTTCTTTTCAGGAAAGAAGATGGCGAACCTCAATTTGATGAATTTCTTCTTACTTTGGCCCGTGGGGGTGGTAAGAATGGTTTCATGTCTAGTCGAGATGCATTCTTTATCAGCCCACTATATCCAATTCGAGATTATGATGTGACGATCACAGCCAATTCGGAGAAACAGGGGAAAGTATCTTTTGAGGAGGTTTATGAAACTGTTCAGCGAAGAGGATTGGAAGATCATTTTTATTTAACAAAAATGTCTATTACAGGCCGAGGGAACAACTCGGTCTTTTCTTATCGCACGAATAATCCTAAGACAATGGACTCGGCTCGTGATGGTTGCCTTGAATTCGATGAAATTCACCAGTTTGAAAATGACTCTGCTGTTAAAATCCAGCGATCAGGACTTGGTAAGATTGCCCATGCTCGAACCTTTTACAACGGTACAAATGGACACGTTCGTGAAGGGTTTTACGACAAGATGATTGAAAAATCTATGAAGATCTTGAATGGCGAGCTTGACGAGTTCCGCCTATTCCCTTTTATCTGCAAGTTAGATGATCCGGAAGAAGTGGACGATATGACTAACTGGCCAAAAGCGAATCCTATGCTGGACGAGACAACTCCTTACGCTAAACGTCTATTAGCTAGAACGAAAGCTGACTATGACGATTTGGAATTAGAACCGTCAGGCAGGCAAGAGTTTATGACAAAACGGATGAACCTGCCGGAAGCAGACATTGAAAAAGATGTGACCACTCGTGAAAAGTTAATGGCTGCATTGAGAAGCCCTGGCATAGATCTCTCAGGAAGATCTTGTGTCGCTGGTTTCGACTACGCAAGCATCAGAGACTTTGCCAGCGTTGGTCTACTCTTTAAAAACGGTGATGAATTTATCTGGAAGCAACACAGCTTTGCCAGAAAGCAATTCTTGGATATGTTTAAGATTAAGGCTCCAATCCGTGAATGGCAGGAGCAAGGGCTTTTCACTATCGTAGATGGTCCAAGTATAGATCCAAGATTACTTGTTGATAAATTGATTCAGTGGCGCAAGCTGTACAATATCGAAATTGTCTGCGCAGACGGATTTCGAATGGACCTGCTGAAACCATTGTTGGAAGAAGCTGATTTTGAATATGAATTCTTGCGAAATCCAGGAGCGATACAGTCGAAGGTAGCTCCAATTATTGAAGATGGATTTGCGAACGAAAGATTCATTTTTGAAAACGACAAATCAATGCTCTGGTATACCGATAATACCTTTGTCAAAGAAGACAAAGACGGGAACAAGAGATTTTTGAAAAAGGAACCGTTGAGACGAAAGACTGACGGCTTCCATGCCTTTATTGCTGCTCTCTACAAGAGAGAAACTATTCAAGAGAGTACTGTTGGAGACTTTCTTGACGTGATCGAAGATTGGGAATTTTAGAAAGGACAACAAAATGAACAAACGAATGAAGAAAAAACAACAACTTGAACAAAAGATTCAAGGACTTGAATGTGAGCTTGCAGTAGTAAGCAAAGAAAACATGGAATTATTGAACAAGATTGGTTCAATCACTGATGAATTGAATACTCTGAGCCAGTCCGTGAAGCGACATGAAGATATTTGCGGTCAAAATGTCTTACAAACAAATAAAGAGTTTGAATCAATCAAAAAGGAATTGAAACGCTCTAAAAAATCTTTCTTCAAGCGATAAAAGAAAGATCCGGGTGGGTGGTAGGCATAAAATTTTAGAAAGGAGGAGGTGCCTTGGGATGGCTAAATTTATTCAAGCGAGAAGTTCCGGAACCAAGTTTTGAATTTGATGAGCTGGAGCGGATCTTTGGAAATCTGCAACTAAAGAGCCTGTCGATTGATAAGGCTGCTGAATTTGTAGCCCGCATCTTTGCAAGATCTGAATTTAAGTTCATTGAGAATGGGAAAAAGAAGGCTACTGATTGGGATTATCTGCTAAATGTAAGACCCAACAAGAATGAATCTGCTTCTGAGTTTTGGCAAAAGGCTGTTTATCGCTTATTGACCAAGAATGAAGTACTAATTTTCTTGTCGAATGACGATCAGTTATTGATTGCTGACTCGTACATCCGACAGAAATATGCTGTGTTCGATGACACATTCACATCTGTGAGCTGTCAAAACTATACTTTCCAGAAACCATTCAAAATGAATGAAGTTATTTTCTTGCAATACAACAATAATCGTCTTCAAGAATATTTCACACAACTTTTTAACGATTATGAAAAACTACACACTCGACTGGTTGAAGCACTTGCACGGAATAATCAAATCCGTGGAGTACTCAGCACTAGAACGAATGCAAGTTTTGACGAATCAAAACGTGAAAAGATGCAACGGTATGCAGACGGTCTCTTTAAATCATTTACGACCAAGACAGTAGCGATTGTACCAGCTCAAGAAGGAATGGAATACTCTGAGTTGACAAACACTACTGGGACATCAAATCTATCTGTAGATGAGCTCAAGAAGCTCCGTAGGCAATTCGATGATGAGGTTGCCGATATCTTAGGAATCCCTACCGCTCTGATGCATGGGGACATGGCTAATTTGGAAAATAGTCAGAAGATGTTTAATAGCTATTGCTACCAGTCGCTTGTGAAGAAAATGAGCGATGGTCTGAACTTTGCTTTACTAAGTAAAAGCGAGTACAAGGACAATAAGCGACTAGTCATTGTTGGTGAAGGGCAAAGAGACAAATTCTCGCTTGCTCAAAGTATTGACAAGCTAATTTCTTCGGGATCCATGCTTATCAATGAAGTCCGTGAGGAACTTGGTCTTGAAGCTGTACCGTGGGGCGACAAGCCTCTGATCACTAAGAACTATCAACTTGGTGAGGATGTAGAGAAGGGAGGTGAGAAAGAAGATGAAAGTGATTCCGATTAAAGGAACCATCGTGTCAAACGATGATGTTTGGCTTTATGATTGGTTTGGTTGGGACTGCACCTCTCCTAAAAATGTAGTACTTCCTGAAACTGGTGAGGACATCGAAGTTCACATCAATTCAGGAGGAGGAGATGTCTATGCAGGTAGCGAAATCTATACTGCATTACGGTCCTACTCAGGGAAAGTAGTTGTTAAAATCGTGGGAATTGCTGCAAGCGCAGCGAGCGTTATCGCAATGGCTGGTGATGTCGTAGAAATTAGCCCTACTGCTCAAATCATGATCCACAACGTGTCATCACGAGTTGACGGAGACCACAACACTCTACTTCACGAAGCTGGAGTGCTCGAAGGTTTCAACAAGTCAATCGCAAATGCTTATGTTGATAAAACTGGGAAAGCATTAGATGATTTATTGGATCTGATGAACAAGACTACCTGGTTCGATGCTGAATCAGCAGTAAATCAAGGATTTGCTGACAGAATCATGTTTGCTGGAGAAATCGCTCCTACGTTTGCTGCAAGCGAAACTCCAATGATCCCACATGATTTTATTGACAAGATGAAGTCAGCAATGACTCCAGATGTCGATAAAATCGCTGAGCTGGTAGCTAATAAGTTAGAAGCTCGACAGATTGCAAAAGAGACTTTTGAAAATAGTGAATTTGTACAGAAAAGATTCACCCTTCCAGAAAGTCCAGAAAATAACACAAACAAGGCTGTACCTAAAGGGTTCGGTCTTTTTGCATTTTAGAAAGGAAAATACTAATGACAATGAAATTATCAAACAAATTCAATGAAATTCGCCAGAACTTTTTGAACGCAGTGGCAAATGGTGCGCCTCAAGAAGAGCAAGCGAAACTCTACAATGAAATGATCGAGTCGATGACAAACGAAATGATGGAGCAAGCTCGCAATGCTGCTCATGAGGAAGTTTCAGCAATGAATCCTTATGATGCTAAATTGACTGCCGAAGCTCGTGAATTCTTCAACGACATCGACAAAACTGCTCCTGTAGGAGTAGAAAAACTCTTCCCACAAGAAACCATTGACCGTATCTTTGATGATATGGTGAAATCTCGCCCACTCTTACAACACATCGGATTGCGGAACGCTGGCATCCGCCTTAAATTCCTCAAATCAACTCAGACCGGAACAGCTCTTTGGGGCAAGATCAACGGGGAAATCCAAGGCCAATTGAAACAAGCCTTCAACGAAGAAGAAGCAATCCAAAACAAATTGACTGCATTTGTAGTCATTCCTAAAGACTCTGAAAAATTCGGCCCTGCTTGGTTGCAATCATTCGTATCCGCTCAAATCACAGAAGCGTTCGCTGCTGCTTTGGAAGCTGCCTTCTTGAACGGTGACGGAGACGGCAAGCCTATCGGTCTTTCTCGTACCCTCACTGGAACTGCGGCTGGCAATAAAACAACTTTTGCAGAAAAAGAGGCCCAAACTACGAATCTTACATTCGCTGACTCTGCGACAGTTGTCAAAGAATTGACTGCGGTCTACAAACATCACTCTGTTAAGTCTGACGGCAACCCAGTGGCAGTCGAAGGAAATGTCGTGATGGTAGTCAACCCAGCGGATGCGTGGGATGTCAAGAAACAATACACTTCCTTGAACGCTCAAGGAACGTATGTGACAGCAATGCCGTACAACTTGATCTTGGTTGAGTCAGTTGCTCAAACTGCTGGTAAAGTGACTACATTTGTCAAAGGTCGCTACGATGCCTTTGTAGGTGGTGGAATCGAGTTTGGTCGCTTTACTGAGACTTACGCTCTCGAAGATTTGAACCTCTATACTGCTAAGCAATTTGCTTATGGTAAGGCTCACGATGAAAAGACTGCTGCTGTCTGGGTATTGAAAATTAAATAATAGGTGGTGACACCAAATGGAAGAAACAAAACAATTTCATCCGCTTCTAGGGACATTTAAGGAGCGGATGAAAATCTTTCATGATGCCGAAGACGGGAATCTTTCAAGGATGTTGACTTCATCCGAGAAAGCAATTCTCGACTTAACAGGAGCTTTTGATTTGTCAGATTCTCGCACTGAAGAGCTTGTTTTGGAGCGTGCAAGATATCTGTACAATGATCAGGTCGAGTTTTTCTTCGCAAATTTTCAAGGAGAACTCCTTGAGTTGTCACTTCAAAACCACCCAATAGGAGGAAAAGAGTGCTAGAAACAATCCAAGATTTCTTTGACTTAAAAGAAAATGTTGTCCGACACGTTGGAGACATTTTTGAAGTTGATGATGATCGAAAAAACGAATTGATGAAGAAATTACCTGATTTTGTTAAAGAATACGATTTAGTAGCTTCGGAAAATCTAAACGAAGATGTAGTTGTGGAAGATGAATAAGCCTGAGTTTAAATACAAGAAACCAGAAACCAATACAAGTGAATTAAGAACTCCAGTAGAGTTTTATAACTCAAAAGTACTTGAAGGATTAGATGGTCGGGATGTGAGCTTTGAGAAAGTATTTTATACATTCGCAAAAATCTACTCACCTAGTTTAAAGGATATCGAAATTTCAACAGGTAAATCAATGACTGCAAAGATGACCTTAAAAATTAGAGATCCTTTAACAAGCTATCAACCTGATAATAAGCATTTTGTACAAGTGATTGATCACCGATTAGAAAATAAAAAATGGCAGATCATTGACGTTCGTCCCGATTATGACAACCGTGATTATTTAATTGTTGTTATTGGTGGATCAAATGACTAGTGGTGCTACATTAAGAGGTTTCGATGAAGTCATCCGGAATTTAGAAGCAAAGCTTGGCGATGCAAAAGTAAGAAGATCTGCAAATAGAGCCCTGAAAAGCGCAGCAACTGAAACACTTGAAGACTTTAAAGTTGCCCTACAAGTTTTTAAAGATACCGGAGAAACCATTGAGAGCGCAACAGTCGGAAATGTAACGGGTGCTTTTGAAGGAGTGCCAATGGTTAAACTTGGTTTTGGTGCTGGCTCACGTTGGCGGTTGGAGCATTTGAATGAATTTGGATATGCCAAAAAGGCCCATCCAAGGGGATTTGGTGTTATCCGAAGATTTTCGGAAGCCAACAAAGAAAAATTTAAATATCGGTTAGCAACTAAATTGAAAGGAGAAGGGCTTGGATGATTAAAGACAAGATATCAGAAATATATGATGCTCTGATGAGCGATGAGGAACTTTCTAAGATCACTATCAAATCATTTGAGCGTCCTGAAACCTTACCAACAGATCAGACGAGTATTGTTATTATCCCACTAGGGCCACCTATCCAAAGTGACCAGGGAAGTAATACAAGCTTTTCGAAAACATTTCTTTATCAAATCAATGTCGAATCGACCAACCGAATTGAATGCAAAAAATTGCAGGGGTTAGTCGAAAAGGTGATGGAATCGCAAGGATTCTACCAAATTGTCGGGGGTCTTGATGAATGGATCCCTGAAATCAAACGCTATGCAGATGCCAGAACCTATAAAGGAAAGAGCAAACTGTATGACGATTATTAGAAAGGAAATTTAATATGACACAACAAAAACAAGGAACTGCGACAGTTGGTTTTAAAAGCCTTACAGTTCGTATTTTGGACGGGAATCAAACTCCAACAGAAGGAGAAAACCTATTTATTATCCAAGGCAAAAAAGGAGAAGGTGCGACTCAAACCGCAAAAATCTCTGGTCTTGCCGTTGATCCTACAAAAACATTTGGAAGCAACATCGCTTACCATGTAAACAACCGTGGAGTAGGAGATGTCAAGGTAGATCTTGGCCTCTTGGACATCCCAGTAGCACTTTACGTTAAAGCTCTCGGCTACGAAAACGATGATGACATCCTTGACTTTGGAGCTGACACAGTTTCAAAAGATGTTGCGATCTTGCTCGAATCAAATACCGCAGATGGTGGTGGAGCTTACTACGGTTTCTACAAAGGGAATCTTTCAATGGATGCAATCGATCTTAACACGATCAAAGATAAAGCTGATGAGCTTGCTACTACAGATGTATCATTTGCTGCAGGCGCAAGTACTGATGAGCAGACCAAGAACAAGTACGGTACAATGTACTTCGGTAGCGATGACGCAAAAATCAAGAAATTGAAAGCAAAACTCGGTATGGCACCAGCAGGATAATAATTGGGGCATTTAGCCCCTTTATTTATCTTTATATCGTTGTAAACCTTTACAATTATTGATATAATAAGTTGTGGAGGTTTTGTTATGAAAAATAAGAAAAATACAGTTTTAATAACATTAACAATTATGATTTCTCTAGTTTCCATTGTACTTGCTATTATGCTCGTAAATTCCAACAATCAACTTTCTAAGGCACACAAGGAATTAGAGAGTGTAAAGGAAGAAAAGGACAGAGCTGTCATGGTCAAAGATAAACTCTCTACATACGTATCAAATGTAGATCACGATTTATTTTTGGAAGCAAATGATTTCGTTCTTGGAATGAATTCATTGACTAGCTACAAATTTGGGGACGGAGTTCTTTTCGACAAAACTCAAATCACAATCAACGAACCAAAAAAGCAAACGTCTGGCATGCTGGCAATGGAACATGATTCAAACAGCTTTATACCAGTTACAGTAACGCTAGTCATTACAAATAATGATTCTTCAAACATTGAAATCAATCCAGGGAAAATGCTTGTAAGTGATGATAAAGGGAATTATCTTGCATACGATTCTGTGATTACTAATGACGACACTGTTGCAGTCCAATCTAAAAAAAGTGTTGTGATTAGAGCTGGAGGAAAGGCAACTATCGCAATAGTCTATGCAATGAACAAAGATAATTCCAATAATGATGTTAATAAAATTGAATTTTTAAATAAAATTTGGACAAAATGAAATAAGCACCATTCGGTGCTTTTTTAATTATAGAAAGGCAAACAATGTCAAAAATTACATTTACCATGAAGAATGATGCTGGAGAAGATGTACTTTACTCTAGTAAAGAAATTACTACTCGTGATTATCGTGATTACCTTGTACTAAACGACTCACTCACATCAGATAAGACAGAAGTTGAAAAATTGGATCAACAATTAGGCTTCATTGCGTCACTATTTGAAAATGTGACAGTAGAGCAATTGCTAGAACATACTGATTTTGCAAAAATCATTGAAGTGTTCACCGAAATCTATGCTCATCTTGTGGGTGATGTGGACCCAAAGGGGAAAAAATAGATCCTAAAAACGCATTAAAACGTTTCTACAAATTCGTTAAGGAAGTTGCTGATGGACCATATAACATGAATGTCCATGATGTGATGGAATTAAGCTGGGAAGATCTGATCGGAATTATTGATCTTGATAAAGATCAAACCGAAAATGCGTCTTTAGATCTAGCTGACATTTTTGGAGAAATGGAAGCATAAAGCCTCTTTGGGCTTTTTTGTTTGTAAAAGGAGGAAAAATGGCAGGTGGAACGCCACTAGGACAAATGTATATCGAACTAGGGCTGGACGTGTCAAAGTTCAATCCTAGCTTAACAAGTGCAAAGAACGCTGTGAAGTATTTCCAAAATAATGTCAAAGCGCTCGATAGCACATTGAAAAACAATGGTAAGAGTACTGAACTCCTCAAAGCAAAATACAAGTCTTTAGGACAGGCCATTGAAGCACAAAAGAAAGTACTCGATCAAATGAAGCAGAACTTCGACAAGCTCGATCCTGGATCTGCTAAATTTGACAAAGCTGCTGCTGATATTGAGCGAGAAAACGCAAAATTGTCAGCAATGGAAGGACAACTCTACAAAGTTGAGCAAGCTTTGAAAGCTGTTGGACGTGAAAATAGCTTTTTTAGAAAAATGGAAAACTTCGGGAAGAATCTTGTTAAAAGTGGAGACAACATCCAAAAATTTGGCAAGAAAGTTTCTGACTTTGGAGGGACGTTAACCAAAGGAGTGACAGCTCCGTTGATTGCAAGCGCAGGATTTGCAGTTAAGGCTGCCGTGGATTATGAGTCTGCCTTTGCTGGAGTTAGAAAAACGGTTGACGCTACTGAGGGCGAATATAAGAAGATGTCAAATGCTATTCGTGAGGCATCTAAGACAATGCCAGCGAGTGCTGCGGACATTGCGAGAGTAGCGGAAGCGGCAGGTCAGTTAGGGATCAAAAAAGAAAACATTGTTGACTTTTCGAAAACCATGATCGACCTCGGTGAATCTACCAACTTGACTGCTGATGAAGCTGCTACCGCAATGGCCCGTTTTGCAAACATCACTCAGATGCCACAATCTGAATTTAGACGACTAGGATCAACCATTGTTGACCTCGGAAATAATTTTGCAACAACTGAATCTGAGATTCTTGAAATGGGCTTGCGGTTAGCAGGTACAGGGCATCTGGTAGGATTGACTGAACCGCAGATTTTAGCAGTAGCAACTGCTATGAGTTCCGTGGGTATTAACGCAGAAGCAGGGGGTAGCTCATTCTCTCGTGTCATGCAAAAAATCAACACGCAAGTCCTTTCTGGTGGTAAAAAGCTAGAATTATTTGCGAAAGTATCTGGAATGAGCGCTCAAAACTTTGCTCATGAGTGGAAAACAGAACCTCAAATTGCCTTACTAGCATTTTTAGACGGATTGAAAAAAGTTAAACAGTCCGGAGGGGACGTAACCCAAACTCTAAAAGAGTTGGGTATTAAATCAACTCAAGAAGTAGATACTATGCAACGTATGGCCGGAGCTGGAGACTTGCTATCACGAGCCTTAAAAACTGCAAATGGAGCGTGGAAAGAAAATACAGCCCTCACGAACGAAGCCAAAAAGCGCTATGAAACAACAGAATCTCAATTGAAAATCTTTAAAAACCAAATTACTGATTTAGCAATTGAATTTGGTGGACCGCTTCTGAAAGCAATGAATTCCGGTTTGCAGGCTGCAAAACCTTGGGTCCAAAAATTGGCGGACATGGCCAAGGCATTTAGTGAAATGAGCGAGTCTCAACAACAGAATATCATTAAATGGGGACTTCTTGCAGCAGGCGCAGGACCAGCCTTATCTATTCTTGGTAAAGGTATCGGAGTTATCGGAGGTATCACTAAAGGTATCGGATTCCTAACTCAAGGAATTGGGAAAGTTGGAGGAGGCCTTTCTGTTTTAGGCAAGACATTCCAATTATTTAAACAGGGAAGCAGTCTTTCTTCTGCATTTAAAACCGCAACTACTGGTATCACTGCGACAAGTACTGCTGCAGAAGGTGCAGTAGCTTCTACTGGTCTATTAGCAAAAGGGATCGCACTACTTGGGAACCCTGTCACCTGGGGAGTCCTAATAGGCGGTGTTGCAGTTGGTGTGATTGCTGCAGTGGCCAAAGGAATGGCAGACGCAGACGAGAGGACTCGGACCTGGGGAACTTCGGTAAACAAGGTCCAAGCTGAGGAATTATCGAAATTAAAAGCTAAAATCGATGATGCCCATCAAGCAATGATTGGTTTTGGAAACGGTGGATCTCAAGCCGTTGAAAATGTCCGTAAGAGCGTCCAGGGACTTTCGAGCGATTTGCAAAAAGCAATCGATAAAGATCTCCAACGTACTCAAAAAAATCTTGAGAAAATTGGAGCTTCAGAGGAAGTCCAAAAACGTGCTGTAGCACAAGCGGAACAGCAAAAGAAAAACGTACAGACAATGACTGATGAGATCATCCAGATCTATCAAAATGCGTCTGACAAAAAACGTAAGATCACTCGTGAAGAACAAGCTCTCATTTACGACTACGAGAACCAATTTATCAACAAGCAACTGGAAATACAGAAATTTTCTGCAGATGAGCGCACAGCCATCATCAAAGCGATGAATGGTCAAATAAACGACTTGAACGAAACCCAGCTAAGGAAAGGATCTGGAGTCGTTGCTAAATGGTTGAAAGATGAGATCAAACTTTACGAAGACCAGACAAAAGCTTTAAAAGAAGAGTATGACAAAGGAACTCTCAATAAAGCTGAATATAACCAAAAAATGGAAGAGTTAAGTGCTCAACATAAGTCCAAAATGGAAGCATTTGGCCGTGAGTATGCCGCTCTTCAAAAGAAACTGAGCGAAAAAGTCCCTCTCAATTTTGGTGATGATCGACAACGTGACTTGTATTTTAGAGAGTTACGAAAGAGCTGGGCCGAACTTGGACTTGATTACGATAAGATGATGGCTAAGGCAGATCAATTTGCTGACATCGTAGGTCGCTCTTCCGGTCTTGTGGCTAAAAGTGTACAGAACATGTCACAAGAGACAAGAGATGCAAATCTCTTGTGGAACGGAATGGTATTTGATCCTAAAACTGGACAAGTCAAGACCAATGCTCAGGAAGAAGTCACAAAAGCATTGCAGGCTGAGAACGGCTGGGAGAATATGCAGTTTATCCTCAAGCATGCCAATCTTGAAACAAATGCTAAGATGACTATCGGTGAAGCCTTGGTTGAAGTCGGTAAATGGGATAGCCTAACTCCAGCAGAAAAAGAATTGGTCGTAGGCAACAATCAAGGTATGCAAGCCATCCTTGATAATAAAACATTGTTAGAACAATACAATGCTATGCCAGCGGAAGTTAAAGAACTCTTAATGAAGAATACTGACTTCCTATCATCTGGTGAACGTGCTACTGCGATCATTGAGCGTTGGAATACACTCACACCAGAGCAGAAAGAACTGATCTTAAAAGATGCTGCGAGCGATAAGGCTGAACGTGTAAAACTGGCAGTTGATTCGTTAACTGGTATGGCTCACGTAGTCAACTTGGATGCAGAAGACAAGACCAAGAGCGCTATCGCTAGTGCGATGTCTAGCATCTTAACACTACCTACCGACCATAAGACGGACTTGATTGCAACTCCAGACGGTGTAACGCTTGGAACTAACCAAGCAATGGGCGCCTTAGGATTATATAACGGATTTAACGTACCAACCAAACAAATTACCGCTGATCCAAGCAATGCGAATAATGCTGCACAGCAAGCGATTAACAAACAGCAAGAATGGAACAGCACACCGTCACCCGTCAAACCACAGTTAGGCGATCCGACTGGTGCGATAACTGCTGCAAGACAAGCGATTGATAATCAAAATGCTTGGAACGCAACTCCATCACCAACCAAACATATGACAGGCGATAGTAGTAGTGCCGTCAATGCTGCGAACAGTGCTACCAATGCTATCAACGGCATCCCAACAAGTCACCACACGACTATCACAGCTACAGAGGTAGTAAATAAAGTAGTCAACTCATTCTCCCGTGTTTTTGGATCAAGACACGAAAAAGGTACGAACTTCCACGAAGGTGGTCTTGCAATGGTTAACGACCAGCGAAATGCAGTCTACAAAGAAATGGTAACATTACCAGACGGAAGCTCATTTATTCCAGATGGACGGGACGTTGTACTCAACTTGCCTCGTGGATCCAAAGTATTGCGAGCCGATAGAACTAAGCGACTGATGAAAAATCTTGGTTTCCCAAGGTATGCCACAGGGGTCGGAATTCCGGAAGATGCCAAATTTTTGCGAGAAATGAAAAATGCCAGCCAGAAATTTTTATTTAAGGAAACATCCAACGGAAATAGCTACAGTGGTGAAAATATCGTTGCTGAGATCGCAATTCTGAGAGCAAGTTTAGAAAAGATCCTTACTGCTATCCTTGAAAAACCGTCAGAAACGTATCTGGACGGTGACATTTTGGCACAAAACAGCTATCAAAGATATTCTAAAATCATGGCGAGGGAGGGAATCTAATGTTTAACATGATTATAAATGGATTTGACACTGGATCAATCCCAAACTGCTATGTGACAGATTTTGGAGAAGACCAGACGGCAACACCAAGGGTCGAATCAAATACGATTTATGGAGCCAATGGAGATTATAATCTCTATGATGGAGCTTATGATGGGTACGATAAGACAGTAAGTCTATACGTTGTCAAAACAAGCGAAATTGAAATGATTGTCAATCAATTCAAACCAGAGGAAAATAAAATAGAGTTCAGTCATCGACCAGGCTCTATTTTTTATGCTGATTTTCAGAGTGCATCAATTAAACAGAATGGTTTGCATGCCTGGAATTTAGAAATCAAGTTAAAGATGCACCCATTCCGCTACTTAAATAATGATGCCGTAGTCACTTTGTCAGGTAACGGTACAGTAAACAATCCAGGAACTGTATACTCTGAACCAGTTATCACAATTGAAGGCAATGGAGATGTATCTCTCACAATCGGGAAGCAAACCATGCAACTCACGATTGACACAAAAGCAACAATTGACTGCCGTCATAAAAAACAAAATGTCTATGACAAAAATGGAAATCTGAAAAATACATTGAGAAAAAGAGGTGGTTTCTTCGAAATTGCTCCAGGTACATCCGGTATTGCAGTTTCAGGTACCGTCTCAAAAATCACAATTAAAGGGAATTGGAGGTATAAAGTATGATTTATCTACAAGAGGGAAACTTCCCTCTTAATGAAGCTTTTAGCTCCGAAATCGTCCAGGAAGCTAACAACACCTATCAGCTTACCTTTAAATTTCCAACCTCAGATCCAAAATGGGCATTGTTAACTCCAGAAACAGAATTAGTTGCTGACGATTTGCATGGAGAGCAGTACTTTACTATCTTCGAAGTCGAAAAGCAACACGGATATGTCACTGTATATGCTAATCAAGTAGCAACATTACTTAATGGATATTCTATCAACAAGATCAATGTTGATCGGGTTAACGGAGCAACTGTGATGAATGCGCTTGTTGCCGGGTTTAAACGAGAAACACCATTTACGTTTTTTTCTGATGTGATGTCGAAACACACCCTCAATCTTAAAGATGTCTCAGCGATGGAAGCCTTGGCCAAAGACAAGCACTCTATCGTTGGGCAGTGGGGTGGGGATCTTGTCCGTGACAAGTACAGTGTTCGCTTGCTGGAACATGGCGGAATTGAAAACGAATCATTGTTTGCCTACAAAAAAAACATGAAGTCGTTTCAGGAATCGAAATCCACTAAAGAGTTGAGAACACGGATCCATTTTAAAAAGGTCATCGAAGCGCACGAGGAAGGAAAGAAAGATCAGATCCTAACCGTGACCATTGATAGCCCACTGATCAATAAATACAAGCATATCTACGAAGCAGATATGGAAGTACAAGATCAGGATGTAGTGGATCAAAAAACACTTGAGGAATACGGAAAGCGCTATTTCCGTGAAACTCTGTGCGACATGATCGAAGAAAGCCTTGAGATTGATGTTGTCGGCCAGGCAGATCAACCAGTACACATGTTTGATATCGTGAGCATCTTCCACGAGGGCTACGATGTCGATTTACGAAAAAAGATCACGAAATACAAGTTTAATCCAATGAGCATCAAACTTGTCAGCATCGGTTTCGGTGAGGTTACTAGAACTTTAGCAGACTCTATCTCAGGAATGGTCAATGATTCTGTCGATAAGAAAATGAAGTCTTATGATGCAGAATATGAAGCGAAAGTGCAGAAGCTCGTAGATAATGCTAATGCTGAGTATGACAAGCAAGCAAAAGAGCTGGAACATAAAATCACAGATGGGATCGAACAAGCCAAAGCGCAAGCTGAAGTAGTCAAGCAAGAAATTTCAGCACAAGTCACTCAGAAGATCGCAGCAGCAAACCAAGCAAACAAGAATGAAATTGTAGAAGAGTTTAAAGCTCAGTACAATGGCATCGAAGTTAAGATGCAAGGTTTGAAAACTGCTACTGATCAGTTGAAAACTAGTGATGTGGACATTAAGAAGCTGGTCAATGACTTTAAGGCTCAGACACAAAGCCAATTTTCTGGCATCCAAGGCGCACAATCCAGATTTGAGCAGACGACTGAAAAAGCCATCTCCGACTTAACGAATGTGACAAATGGCAAAGCTGATAGGTCATATGTTGAACAGACAGCGAATAGCATCAAAGAAGAGTTCACAAGTCTGAAAGTCGGATCAAGAAACTACGCTGAAGACTATGATTTCACTCGTGGCTTGTGGTTTTTCACTCACGGTGATTCAAGTGATTCAACTGGTACATCAGAGAATGGTGTTTATACCATCACAGGCAACACAAATACTTGGAAGCAAGCACAGTTATTCTCTAGCACTGCACCAAGCTGGGCCACAAAAAAAACAACCGCTCTGGATTATCTAGAGAAAGGCGAGCCTTACACTATTTCCTTCTACGCTAAAAGAAACAGTGGATCTGGTACAATGTGGGTTTCTTTGCGTGAAAACAGAAAATCTGGAGGCAATCAAGAAAGAATCTCTACTCAATTTCAATTGACCGATGAATGGCAATTGTACAAAGTTTCTGTCCCTTCTTTAGAAAAAAGCGATGAGTTTGATTTTTGGCGCATTATTATTGGTTATAGTGAAGCAGGTTCGATTTCGTTCAAAAAGGTGGAATTAACACAAAGCACTACTAGAACAGATGCAGGACCAGCCCCAGAAGATCAAAATTATCAAATAGAGCAAGCACAAGCTACGTTTGAGAAGACGATTCAAGGCCTGTCTACTCAATTAACTAAATTAGAGACTAAAACAGGCCCGAACGGTGAACTTGAACAGCGCATGCAGACATACTCTGAGAAAGCTGCTGTTGATGTTGTAAAAGCAACAAGGCAGATTTTAGAGCAAGGATATGTTGCTAAATCCCAATATACCGAAGATGTTGCTGGCATTAATAGAAAATTTGAAAGTGTTTCAACATCAACTGACTCTAAAATTAGTTCAAAACTTGCTGAATTTAAACAAGGCATTGATGGACAATTCTCAACATTCTCAACTGAGTTCGGCATGAGGTTATCCAGTCAAAGCTCTGTTCTTAATGACAAATTAGATGATTTTAAGGATAGCATCAACGGGCGCTTTGCAAACTATCAAAGCACAGTTAATGGACAAGTGGCGACAATTGTCAGCCAGCTTGATGGAGTTTTGAAAAAAACAGACATCAACATCACAGATGGTCAGATCTCATTCGGTACAGGTAAGACCATCAACGGAAGAACCATCAGTTCGTTGTTAGTACAAGAGCCAGAGTCCATTGCCTTGATCGCTCAATTGATTAAAGTTAAAGGTGACATGGTAGTTGATGGATCTATCACAAGCAGACATTTGGCTTCTCAGAGCGTCCGAACTGGTCACATGGAATCTGGCTCTGTAACGACTCAGATTCTCGCTTCGAATGCGGTCACTGCCGATAAATTGCTTGTGGATTCGGCCATGATTAATAAACTGGTCTCCAATCAAGCATTTATCAGAGAGTTGACTTCTCAAAAGGCCTTCATCACTCAATTGTCTTCGGTAGACTTCAACGCTGAACGCATCAAGGGCGGAAGGCTAGAGTCAAATACTGGATCTATGATTTTTGATTTAGATAATAGTTCGTTGAATATGACGGCAGACACTGCATCTATAAGACGGATTTTCAACGGTTACCCTACACAATTTATGCGTTATGAAACGAGCATCGAAAATGGACAAAGGCACTCTAAAACGATAATCGGTAGCAATCGAAGCGGGACGGAAAACTGGAACTCAACCACTTTTTCCGGAATCGTTATTGACAACAACTCAAATAACGGAGAAGATGGAATCAAATATTTTGGCGATACAAGTAAATTTAGGCACTCTGCGTCTGAAGAGGGATGGAATTTGCAAGCCGTTACGCAGGGAATCTCCCCCGCTACTTGGCGAAAATCTTCTGAAATTTGGTGTAGGCATTTTGTTATTCCAAAGAAAACAAAATCAGACACAGATAACCCGGATGGATTCATCCGTTTGGAAGAAAGTGTTGCAGCGCTTTGGAAATTGTGGGCGCATGCCCTCGGCCAAATAAATATGACCGGTGCAATGAAATCGAAAGTGCAAGGCATGCTGGACGCTTTTTCTTTCGATAGAGATCATATCAAATAATATAGGTGAAAAATGAACGAAATTAATTATGCAGCAATCATCACAGAACTAGCAAATCAACTAGCTAGTAAGTCGATTACTGAGGCCGAATTTAAGGCTCGTCTTACTGAATCACAACAACTTGTAGCTCAACTTGCTCAGGAAGTTGAAAGCTATCGCTCTGTCCTAGAGTCCGATAAGGACTTGAAGGATCTTTTCGAAGAAATCAAAAACAAAAACGAGGTAACTAAATAATGGATTACAAAGTACAATTTAAATCATACGATGCAGTAGCTAATACTACCAAGGTAGCAATTAAGCAAGACTTCCCATACCGTGTATTTGAGGAAATTTTGCCAACAAACCGCATGACCGAAGATGATGCGACACTGGTTGAAGCAGTATTGAACATCGTCCGCATGGAGCTTGATACATCTGGCGCAGTCGTAGCGATCAAGAAAGAGCTAGACAAATCTGTAGAAGCTAACAATGATGCTATCGCTAAGATCCAAGCTCTTACCAAGGACAACGAAGAAAAAGCAAACCAAATCCAGAAGATCAAAGAAGTGGCAGAATGGAACGTTTTGGCCCGTGTAACAGACGTTGAAAATCCACTTGATCCAACTGTATTTAAGCGTGGTCTCGAATTGGTAGACCTTGGAGAAACTGGTAAGACTTACCAACCACAAGAGATCTTTACGGTTGAAGATCCAAATCATACAGAAGCATTTGGTGAAGGCAAGCGTGTCATGATCCAAGTGACCGAAACATTTACTTATCAAGGCGAAACTTTGGATCAATTAAACAGCCTTTATCAAAATGGTAAAATCGGCATCTGGAAATGGACGAAACCAAAAGAAGAGAAGGAAGAAAAGCCAGGACAACCTTCTGGCGACCTTGAAACTCAACCTGTGGCGACAGCTACACCACAACCAACAATTTAATTAGAGAGGGGCGTGATCTATGATCCACTTTACACCAGAAGATA